CAAGCCGCTTTCAAGATACATTATACAACTTTCTGTTTCTGTAATCTATACAAAGCCTTCTTCTCTTTGTATCTACGTCTCTGCCCCTTACTCATTGCATACTGTCTATCCCTTACATCTGTATGGATACCATCATCTCTTACCTTCTTGATAAAGCGTCTGATGTACTGATCTACTCCTTCACCATCTCTCGGCTCTATCTGCAGCGGGCTGAATTTATTTGCCATCTTCTATATCTTCTTTCTTGTTTCCGAAACCACCGTCGTGCTTAGCAGTCTTATGTCCATGACATGGTCGACACAATGGTTGATGATTGTTAACGTCCCAGAATAATGAGGCATCACCTCGATGCGGTTTGATATGATCAACGACTGTAGCGCGGCTACTACACATACGGCATACTGTACTGGCTGCTAGATACTGGCTGCTGTACTGCCTCCACCTAGCATCATACAGAGTAGCACCCTGCATAGTGGTACGTATACGGCTCCTACTATAAGCCAGATCCCTCTCATGTTTATGAGTAGGACAGTACGGCTCTTTCTGTAGATTGGTACAACCTGGTTTACCGCACTGTCTTACAACTTTAGACCACGCCATAAGAATACTTAGTAAATGCCTGTATACTATAAGCCAGGGTTAGTAGAATTCACTTGCAAAGCATGTGGTACTGTCTTTATTCGGAAGAATGCTGCAAAGAAATGTGATAAATGTCTTGATAAGATTAGAATTAGAAATAATTCTGCACAGAACTTACTTCAAGACTTATCTGCTTTGAAAAGTGCTTATCAGGCTTATCTTAGTACCCGCCGATAGTTCCTACCTGAATCTTGTGCTCGATACCCTCTACGACGATTGTCCTAGATGACTTGCAGAACTGAACATTCCATTCGTTCATCCAAGGATCGTTCGGATCAATTCTAACAACATCGAATCCATTTGATGTCAGCCAAGTCAGCATCTCTGCAAGAGTATCTTTCTGATTGCTGTAGATTGCATGTCTCTTTGTAAGAGCAGTCTCTGCAACTCCTGCAAGTAGCTTTCCAATCTCATCTCCGAAAGATCTGATGACTGAGAGATCAAGACCCTGAACATCACAGTGGAAGTATTCAACGACAGAGATTCCATGCACATTAATGAACTCATCCATGCGGATAACATCGACTTCAATGTTTCCTGTATGGTCTCTTGTTGTATGAGAGTACCAGAGCTCATCAAGTTCGGCTGAAGGCTTAAAGTCAAGAAGACTTGAACATCCGTAATCTCCCTGCTCAGACAAATGGAACGTCATCTTTCCTGGAACATCTGATACTGCCACCTGAACAACTTCAACATTCTTCAGGCCCTTTGCTCTATCTCTAATCTTCTCACAAAGACCTGGGTGTGGTTCAAATGCATAGTGCTTTATTCCAGGGTTATGCATTGCACTTTGTATCGTCCACTCACCGTCATTTGCTCCAACATCAAATATTGCTTGCATTTATCTGCTCCCACTTTGAATAACGTATGCTTTGCCTGTCAAATCATTTAGACGTTCAACAATGATATTCAGCTTTCCTACAGTGTTTATAACATCATACTTGATCTTGTTGATTTCTTCTCTTACACCGATTCTTTCAACTACCTCTCGCTTCGATAAAACGTCCATCTGACAATTCATGTTATTCTTTGTGCCACGTGGTCGAGCCATTATTTACTCTCCTCTAGAGTTCATGCATGCAACAGAGCAGATTGCCCTATTGTTTTCTGCGTAGAATACAGTGTTACATACACGGCAAGTATTGCGAGTCTTGCCTGCAATACGTTCCTCGTAATCATTCTGCGCTGGACCTTTGCTCATCATCTCTTTTATCTGCCAGCGCTTTGTTCTTTCTTTTCTGTCCATGTGGTCTTATCGGCCTTTCTATGTGAGGCATCACTTTGTGATGATTACGACCCAACTTGATCTTGCTGATGATTGTTCCGTCTATACCCATCATCTTTGAAATCTTTAAGCCTGAAAGATCTGTATACTTTAAAAGAGTGATGATTGAGATGACTTCTTCACTTGTCAGATTCTCACGTTTCTTCAACTTGTGCTTGCTATGGAAGTCTCTCATGTTATCGCTTCGTGTTCCTAACATCAGATGTTCTGGGTTATAACATTTCTTGTTGTCGCATGTATGCATCACATGCATTCCTTCAGGAATCTCTCCGTTAGCAAGAGTCCAAGCAATTCTATGAACGAATCCTTGCCTCTTTATAGATCCATAGCCTGAGGTGTTAATGTTTCCTTGCCACTCTATACAGCCTGAAGGTGTCTCAACACCTGCTGATATCAGCTGTAGTAACGTCGTATATTTCATTGTATTGTTCTCCTGGTGTTATGCTACGCTCAGTCATAAATATGACCTCAGCAAATTTTTTACCAGTGATGAACAATAGTTATCTTCAAAGGTCACCGCTTTAAGGCCATTTAGCGAACCTTTCTCCACCTCTGCTTCGCTCACTCTAGATGTTCCCTTTCCTGGGAAGGTGGAGTTTTGTCTATAATTCTGATTGTTAATGAATGTTAAGGAGTGGGCATTTAGTCGTTTGAAAAACAATGTAAACCTGTCTGGTGGGAAAAGGAAGATATAATATAAGAAGCTTCTATGGTTCTTCTATGTTTCTTCTAGCTTATACTGGTTCTTCTATGTTTCTTCTAGCTTATACTGGTTCTTCTATGTTTCTTCTAGCTTATACTGGTTCTATGATAGACTAAGATACTATCTCCTCAGAGTATCTTCTTAGGGTGGTCAAGGAGGGATTAGTGATAAAATCCTTTCATGACCAAAACAATTTTCTGCAACGTTAAATCTTGTAAGAAGTTTCAAATCCACAAACCATTCAAGTCAGTCAAGATGCTAGCCAAAGGTAAATCTGGTTGGCAGTGCATTGTCTGTAGAAGTGTAAAGTGGGAGAACATTTCTACTGATTTGAATTCAAAAGAACTGCAGGCTGCAACTAAGTTCTCTGCTCATACACCAAGACCTCCTCCAAGAAAAGAGATGGAGAATGTCAAGGTGACATCATCTCTCAAAGCGTCTAAACAACGTCAACTTGCTGCAGCAAAGCGAGAGCTACTGCTATCTCAAATGTCTGATGAAGAGGTTGAAGATTTCATCGGCAAAGAGCTAAACAAAGCTGAGCAAGATGCTGAAGATAATTTAGAGTGACCAGTGACGATCGGAGCCTCTCTGTAAGCAAGCCCCATTGCAACCATGTCTAACCAATTTGAGAGGCTCCGACAGGCCCCAGTCACTTCGAGATATGGTCTAGGCGGCGGCCATTGGCCTCAACCTGATTACCGACCCTCTGAAGGGCTGCAGCAATCTCACCTTGAACGATAGCATCTGCTCTGTCGTGGTCTGAGAACTTCTGTTCAAGACGTTCGATCAGTGACATGATCCGTTCTTGAGTCTGATTAACATTCCTGATTATAACAGCGATGTCTCTAACAGCTTCCATGCCAGAACGGCTGCTGTAGATCATTGGTGTTCCGTCGTTATCGGTCTTCTTGACAAGACCATGAATGTCAGTAACCATTGTGTGCACGTCTGTAAACTTGTGAAGAGTTTCTGGTTCAAGACTTACCTGAACATGAGCATCTTTCGGAGGCTTGACTTTCTTTATCAACGCTACAATTGACAACTCTAGAATCTTCACCAGAGCAAGAGATATTGCTATGAATGCAGCAAGAAGTCCTGGTGAAGACTGCCCGACAGCTGCTGGATCCATGTTTAGTTGTCCTTGAAGGCAACGAAGTATCTGGAGCCTGCAGTTGGAGATTTACCGCCAGTTGAGCCTGTTACGGTAGGGAAGCCAATTGTCATGAAGCCATCTTGGTTTCCTGATTTGCCCTTGATTGCAGTGATGTCATAAGGCTTGGTGTCTGTAGAAAGAGATGTCTGAGTCCATGTGATACCAGCATCGTATGTTGTCAGCACCATGTCACCACCGTTGTACGAAGCTGAGATATCACCAGCGACAACAATCTTGTCAGCATTCTCGCCAACCGCCCAAAGGTCTGAGCTTGAGAATGGTACTGTAGTAAACTCCCATGTTGCACCGAGGTCTCTTGATACAGAGCAGAGAGCGCCTGGAACATAGGCTGCCGCTGCTCCATCAGCAGGACCTCCTACAGTCATGAAGATTCCCTTGTGGTAAGTGATTGCCTTGTACAGTCTTGCTCTTGGAGCTCCAATGAAGATTATACCAGTTCCAGACAATGGATAGGTGTTTGACCAAGTTGCTCCATCATCAGATGATGTAATTGCTCCGAAGCCTGTGATGACGAATGTTCCAGATCCCCAAGCGATATCTGCAGCGCCAGTTGTGCCTGAAGGCTTTGTTTCTACGTTGTTCCAAGTGCTTCCTCCGTCAGTAGAATACGAAGAAGATGGATAAGCACATACGACGATGGCTCCTGTATCGTCAGACACAGCACCTCTGCCGAACATCATCGGCTGATACGTGCTCATGTGAACAGAGCTCCATGTCAAGCCGTCTGAAGATGATGCAATGCGACCGAATGTTGCTGTTGTATATGTCTCACCTGTTGCAAAGAACTTTGCTCCAGATACGAAGCAATCATTGACAACACCGTTAACAAGCAGAGAGTTAAGACTGCTGCTGTTGATGTTCCAACGCTTACCACCATCATCAGACACTGCAGTGAATGCAGTAGTACCACTCTTGCCTACAGCAAGAACTCTACCATTGTAGGTTCCAGTCCGCATCTCACAGATGCCTGTCCAGTTGCAGTTATCTGCAATGTCAAAGCTCTCCCAGATACCAGTCTCAAGTATTGCTGTACGATCTGAACCAGCCTGAATTGGATTGCGGTTGAAGTCTGGAGTCTGACCATAAGCTGCAAGTGTCAAGTCTGTAGAAGTTCCGATACCGTTTGGACGCTCCATGGCTTCGATGAAGATTGAACCATCGTCAGACCAGTCAGTAGATTGAACTCTTACAATTGTTCCACTCAGACCCATCACTGGCTCAGTCAGAGATAGCAGATCGCCTGGCTCCAACAGAGACCAACGTGGTCCAAGTCTGAACTTGTATGTGTTTCTCTGGTATACAGCACGTTGAGCGTAGATCTGAGCGAGGTCGTATGCATGTTCACGACGCTTTACCCAGTTGAGAGTCACTGCTGAATCTCTTCTGATACCACGATTTGCAGCATCAGCCTGAACCGTATACTCAACAGTAGACTGACGATATGAGTTGTGGTAAGGAGTTCTTTCAGAGAAGATGACTGGTACGGTGTTGAAGACTTCGCTGTCAGGACCTCTGAATACCTGAACAGGGTTGTCATCGTGTAACAGTTCATTGTGATCGATGACATACGCTGTGTTGTTTGGAATGAAAGTTGCAGAGTGAGCATTGATGACTTGGTCGCCAAGAGGTCTAACCTTAAGCTTTCCTTCAGACCAGAAGCAGATTGCATTTGTCTCATCAAGAAGTTCTGATATCAAAGACACGGGATCAGTAAAGTCCATGATTGCTCTGCTGACATAGAACCCTGCAGCCTGACAGTACTTTCTATAACCGCTACTATCAAAGCCGTCAGTACCAAGATCAACATCAAGTGTAGCAGTAGAGAATCCAAGACCCCAACTTGTATCGGTCCAGATACGTGTCAGAACATCTGCTGGGTTGGCATCATCATCAAGGTTAGACGCGTAACCGTATCCATCATACGTTGCTGGAGCATAGCTTCCTGAGCGGTCAAATCCTCTGACCTCAAAGTAAAGCTGAGGGAGTTGCTCACCTGAAGGGCAACGAAGTCTTGTCGCTCTGATATGTGCAACACCAGCAAGTATTGGACGTCTTCCAGGTTCTGAGCATACATCTTCAGATGATGTCATTGCAGGAATCGGATAAGGATGAATAGGACCTTCAATCCATTTCTTTGATACTAACTTACGAGGTGAACCTCTGTTGCCGCCTGTATAGTTGTATTGCCAGTGACCTGCTTGACCAGCACCGCCATAAGTCCACGCAGAACCAGTGGCTGAAGTGTTTGCAAGGTAAAGGTCAAGTGAAGCTGTCAACGTTTGTTTCGTTATCGAAGTCTCACCATTAAGATTTCCAGAGATGAACTCCCAACTTGCAGCAGGAAGCTTAAGTTGATTTCCTAGCAAAGAGTACTGACCAAGCTTGATGCTTGTGTCATAGCCAAGGAACCTAGCAATACTTGGATACTCGTTGAAGAATGGAAGAGACTGGCTGTTAGAAGGAACGTATCCTCCTACTGCCTTACCAGCGCCGTCAGTGATAGAGTTATCCCAGTCAGAATAGTCTGAAGGGATTTGAGTCTTGTCTCTCCAGATGCGCCAGTATCCAGATACAGGTCCTTGGCATAGAGCAAGTCTTGCAGTGACTCCTGGAGGATCACCGCCGTAATCCCACTTTGTTACAGTGATTGCTGGAACCTGAGCTGTACCGAATACTACAGGCAGAGCGATGCCATCGTCAGGAGCATTCGTTCCAGACTTTATACCTTCAAGTTTGTCAGCAGTAACAATCTTCGGCGGATTGATAATCTTAACCGGTGCTGGCTTCTTATTTCTTCCTTGGCCACCCATGTTATTCCTCCGCCGCTTGTGGCACTTCTGGGAAGCCACCAAATCTTGTTATGTTGTTGAACGAGGCTGAGCACTCGTAACCACTTCTGTCACAGCCATCATATAGAATGAATGTGCTACCAGATACGACTGGTTCTGGGAATGGATTTGTTATAACAAAGAATGGAGCAACAAGACTTGATGATACAGTCTGAGCAGGATACAACTTGTTTCCCCATGTCTTGGTGCCTGATACAGTCACCCAGTCTGCGTTCGAGCCTGTTAGTTTGATTGACCTTATAACCCCGTTGTTCAGGCCATTCGTCGCTACGGCGTACCCTCCAGACCCTCCACGACTCGCTGTGACGTTGGTATCAATCCTCAGTGTTCCGCTGTCATAGAATGTTGCAGTTACAGCCTGAGAGAATGAAGCAGAGTTTACACCACACTGAGTTCCGTATAGAACGTACGGGCAAGATATTTGAATGTTACGCTTCGGGAATCTTTGATTGCTGAGATCAGTGAAAAGACTTTCAACATCCATGATGACTTCAGTACTTCCTGGTTTAACACGTTCAACGTGACCAGTGAAGACATTGGCGAGTCCAACTGGAGTTAGAACACCAGACATGAATGCATACGACAATGAGAAGTCTGCGCTATCGAACTTACCTCTTCCAGCAGCAACCTGGAATGCAGTTCCGCTGATTGTAGAAAGACCAGGAGCTATTGTAACTCTGCACTGAGTGCTTTCTGTACCAGCAACAACTCTTGGAAGTTCTACTGAGAATGGAAATGTAAGCCATGTATCTGGACCTACAGTGATGTTGGCATCATATGAAGTCCATTTGAACACATCACCGTCTCTGCACGTCAGAGTAATGAACTCTGCCATGATCATCTTATCACTGCTATACAGCAATGCGTCTAGTGCTGGAGTTGTTGCTCTCACTTGACCTCCTGAAGGTCCACACTGCACTCCCAAACGTTGCCAACGATTCTCTTGATACTCAGACCGTCTTCCTTGAATCTGACTGTACGCACAGTGCTGTCATACGGATCTGTAAATCCAAATGTCTTCAGGCTGCCTGTGCAGTCATCAAAGAACTTCTGTACAACACCTGCTTCAGTAGATCCAGAGAAAGCACCTGAGACGTAGACATTATCTCTCAGGAAGTTGAACTGCACTCTGAAGTCGTAACGTGGTACTGATACCCAACCAACTCTTTGCTCGACATCAGATACTGTCCTGAATACGGTTGTCTTGTACTGAGAGTTGCGTTCAATGGCGATGTCAACGCCTGGAAGCTCTGGGAATGTTCCTGAGATGTCTGGTGTCGCCATTAGTATCTTCCTCTACGCATAGCGTCGTTAATACCTTCCATTAGAATCCCTTCATTATCTCTCAGACTTCTTTCGAATGACTTAGCGTCAAGAGCTGAGATGAATACGTTTGTTGTTGATTGTCTTCCACCAAGAGCGCTGTTAGGAACGATGTTGCCTGAAGAACCAGGAATGAAGAGCTCAGGTCCAACTTCTCCTACAACGTATGGTTGGCCGAATGTAACAGGACCACCTAGAGCCTTACCTGGGATGCTAGATAGAAGTCCAAGAACAGCAGACATCATGGCACCCATGGCTGCAATGGCCAACACTGGACCAACGATAGGAATACCTGCCTGAGATGATGCAGCACCTGCAGCAGCCGTTGCAGCGTCAGCTGTAACCTGCTTGATGGCCATGTCGATTACAGTCTTAATGATCATCTGACCAAGTTGAGCAAATGCTTGACCCAACGTTATCTGACCTGTAATCAAACCACCAATGACTTGACCACCAATCTCACCCCATCTCTGATATGAAGCAGAGATCTTGTCGATTTCATCCTTTGCTTTCTTTGCTTTCTCGCTGAACATCTCCCATTCAGCTTCACCAAGAGGAGAACCTGGACCAAACATCGGAGATTCTTTCTGATCAAGCTTTGAAGATTTTTGAGCATATGCTTCGTAAGCAAGTTGCTTGTCATTAATCTCATTAACAAGCATTGCAACATTTCCTACTCCTTGATTCAACTTACCTGAAGGAGCACCAATGCCTAATTGCTTTTTTGTGTTAGCATATTCAACTTCAATTCTTAGAAGTTCTTTCTGATACTCAAGCTCGATAGCAAGTCTTTCATTACTAGAAGCACGAGCTGCAGCTATCTGCAGATCTAAATCTTTCTGAGCTTGTTCTGCAGACTTTGTTTCAAGCCACTTGCTGAAATCTTCAGACAACTTCTTTTCTTTTGCTGTTCTATCTTTGTCTGCTCTTTCTTTAGCTTCAGCAGATTTCTTAGTAGCTTCTTGTGTCTCACCTTCTACAAGTTCATTAGCTACTTTCTGTCTAATGTTTAGAACATCTCTTTCTGCTTTAAGTTGACGCTCTGTATTTTGAACAAGCGCCTGAGCGTCTTCTATAGAACGAGTATGAACGATGTTCTCTTGATCAAGAACACCATTGACATAAGCTTTCTTATCTTGCCAAAGTTTCAGTTCTTCACGAAGTTGAGCAAGATATCTTTCTGTAGCAGTAACCTTCGCTCTGATAGGCTCAACTTCAGCGCGCATGTACTCCATCGCGCCAGTTCCACCAGCATTCTTCAATTGCAATTTAGCAAGTTGTTCTGCAGCTTCAGACGCAGACTTCTTCAAGTCATCCAACATCTTCTTGAATTCTTCACCAGCCTTTGCTGCTTCAGCACGCATCTCTTTGAATGCGTCGACAAGAACTTGAACACCAGCAATTGCAAGACCAATCGGACCACCAGTCGCAAGGCCTGAGAACAAGGAACCAAGAGCCTTTCCAGTTGCACCACCTACGTCACTCAGGTTTGATATAACTCCGCCAAGTTCACGACCACCCTTCTTGGCGTTGTTCATTCCTTGCTCGAACTCTTTGAATCCCTTCTTGATATCTGAAGCATCAAAGATTGCTACGACATTGGTAGTTGCCACTTGTTATTTCCCTCCAAACTCTGCGGCCAACTTCCTAAGGTCGTCCTTCGAGCGAACTCGCTTCGTTTCCTTCTTAACACCAAGGTATGCTGCTACCATCATCGTTAGTGGAGGACTATTACCCTTCCAATATTCAAACAGGTCGTCAAGGTCTTCAAACACCATCTCATCGATATCTCTGAATGTATATCCCAACTCCGTAGCAAGCATTCCATAGATTGCCCCTATACCTTTCCTGGTTAGGGGTTCTCCACTTTTGGGCCAGCACCTCCTCCAAATCCCGATACCTTCAGGATAGCGCTGAACAGAGTGGCAAGGTCTGAAGCTTCGACATTGTCCTCTACCCATTTCTCATCGTGGTCAGGATACTTCCTCATCAGAGAAGCTGCAACGAAAGCAATCATCGCTGATAGTTGCTTCTCTCCTAGAGTCGTTGATACATGGCTTACAGCTTCAAGGTGGCCTTGGTTAGCAAGACGCTTGAGTGCTCCCAGTGTTAGTGGGAGCATCTCAAGTTCTTGACCACCCAGTGTTACTTTTACTGAGTTACCCATTTGTTACTTCCTTTCGTTTTTATTCTGTATAGATCTTGAAAACGCTTCCGTCAGCCTTTGCCTGAGCAGAGAAGTTGAGGTTCGTTACGGCGAAGTCCTCGTTCTTGAACGCCATGTCCATTGAAGGAATGATGACGCTGAGAAGCTCAAGACCGAATGTCTCACCATTGAACTGCTCTTGCAGGAAGCAGGAGTAGTTGGTCTGGAGACCCATTAGGTTGTTGTTGACTGAGAGAGTCTGACCTGAACCAGTGTTGTACGAGTACGAGATTGTCTTGCTATCTGGCTCTGAAGCATTGAACGTGTAAGTTCCAGAAGACTGGCTGTATGCTCCAAGAGCAGGAGCAGCTCCAGTCAAGAACATTCCGTTACCGCTTGCATCGATCACGCCGAGGTCTGCAACGAAACCAGTTCCAGACGGGCTGACAGTAGCAGAAGCACCGGTGACAACATTCTCACCGATGATTACGCGACCAGCAGTTACAGTTCCAGACATGATGGTTGACATAAGACGACCATCGATGATTGCTGAAGTTGCCTTACCTGTCACCTTCTTTGCGGTGTGAACAGTAGCAATTGGATACTGCTTGTTACCAACGAGGTCCTTGGTGGATGACTCGAAGTTGATGCTGACATCCTGAAGAATGCCAACCTGATACACCTGATTGTCAGGAGCCTTGAATAGAAGTTTTCCTGAACCGAACAGATAAGACGCCATGTGTGATACCTCCGTTTGTTATTGGCTGGTTCAAGAGCACCTGCCGGGCTCATGTGTAATTAGTTACAGTGCTGTTAGAACTTCAATCGAAACGATTGCAACTCCCTGCTTGCCTACATTTCCACCGCCGTACTCTATATTCTTGACTCTTACAGATGATACCAATCCGCCCAGAGTTGTTGTATAAGACGGTGAAGCTTCTCCTGGCTGACGTGCAAGACCAAGAGATGCTGAAGTTACAAGGTTATTGATTGTCGGCATTGGACCAGGAGCATCTTCAGTATGAACGTAGATAAGAGCATTGGCTCTGATGACTTCCTTGTTCGGCTTCTGCATGTCTCCAGAATACTCAACGTTGGTCTGCTCAAGGAAGAAAGCAGGTTGTTCTGGAATTGGAACCTCTTCGTAGTGTCTTACAGTTCTAGACTTTGTTACGCAGCCTGCCAAAGACGATGAAAGTCTGGCATACAATGCTGCATAGATGACCTCTTTATCGTTTGTCATTTCATTGCCTTCTCTATTGCATCGTTGATGTTCTTGACAATCTTGTCATTCATAATCTTTCTAACTGGCAGCGCCCAGTGTCTTGGAGCCTGAGCTGTAATCTTTCCAGCCTTTGTCTTGTGGTTGAATCCACTCTCCCATATTCTACCGTAGTATACTCTGGTTCCAGCCATACCGAAGACGAATGTTCTGCCACTTCTGATTCTTTCTGTTACAGATCCTGCAAGATGTCCAGTTCTAGAATTTAGAACTCTGCCTGAAAGGTTTGATACCAATTCAGTTCGAGCAATTGCAATGTCAGACTTGATTGCTCTCTTGACTTCCTTCGTAACGTTTTCTGGAAGGTGCAGGAAGAACTGGCTTACGGCAGCGTCATCAATATAGATCTTGAATTTGGCTGCCATAATCCCTCCGATGCCCTCCGATGTGTTGTGTTTGGTATACCTGGTTCCCCATTAGCTTTGGTGTTAGAGAGGCTCCGAGGGGCTCCAGTCACTTCGAGCAGCCATTCTCGTTACACGTTATGGAGCCGGTTGTAGTTGTTGATTACCCTCTGAATCGTGTAAGGAAGACTTGTGGTCTGGTAGGATACATTCTCACCTCCGACTGAAGTGTTCATAACTCCGAGGCGTGTACGTTCACGGTATCTAAGAGCAGCAAGTTCAATGACACACTGTGTCACGTCTGCTGGGATGTCGAGGTAGCCAGCGAAGTAGTTGATTTCTACGTTCTGGATGCCTTGAGTGAAGAAGTAATCTCCCCTCAGACGGACTCTTGCCCCATCATAGAGCCAGCCTGTAGAGTTTGGATTAGAACCTGTAGCAGGAGGAATGAGAACTCCATCGACGTATACAGAAGATACCTGTTGAGGAAGGTCATAGCTGAGGATCATTGCTTGCTTGCCGTCGCCATCCTTTGTCTCGGTGATAAGACGGTAACCGAAGTCATAGACTCCGACTTCCTGAATGAAGAACTCTGAGGCAGCAGAGATAAGACGCTCAAGCAGAAGGTCGTCTGTATTCACCTGAATGTTCAGGAACTGCTTGAGTTCTGGCAGAGTGCAGAGGTCTCTATACGTTGCATCAACCTGGAACGGGAATGTCAGAGGAGAAGACTGGCTGAGGATATCAGTAGACTTCATCTGATACCACGTCAGGCTTGTTCCAGAGATATCGGTATAGAAGAACCTGTTGTTAGTCTGGTCGTAGTTTGAACCAGATAGGTCATGCAGTACTACGGACATCGTATTGAACGTGCCTGAGGTGGAAGTTCCAGTCAGGAGCGTATACGAGTAGATGTTGACGTCAGTACTTGGTACCCAGTAGATTGTAGTTGCCATGTTTTATCCTTTACGGTAGCAGCGAACCAAGCTTGTCTTTCACTGTGTTGTACAACGCTGCGAATGAAGCAGAAGATGGAGTCTGAGATGTTACGTAAATCTCTGCAATCGGATTATTATAGTTCTGGCCAGCGCCGTCAGTAGTAAGAGCTCCGATTACAAGTTCCTTCGTAGTAGCTCCGCCGCCTATCTTTGAAGAAGTATACGTGTTATACGTTCCGTTGTTAATCTGAATTGCTTGACCAGAGTTTCCAGTCTTTCCGAACATTAGAACTGCTACCTGATTGTTTGATAGACCAGAAGCAACTGCGTAATCGTCATATGCTCCGCCGCTTTCAAATGTGAAGTAAACGTTTCCATTTGGTTGGTACACGGCGATACGCCAACCAGTTCCAGCAATCTGAGTCAAGTCGTTCATCAGCCACTGGCTGCCATCATCACTTGGCCACTTCAATACGAAGATTGCAGTCCAGTCTCCGCTTGTAGTGTCCATTACTTCGTTAGTAGCAGCAGACTTTAGATAATCTCCAGAACTTGGGAACTGGAAACTTGCTGGGAATGTTCCAGAAGCAGCATTTACAGATGGAGTTCCCATTGTAGTGAAAGTTGTTCCAGTGATAGTTGCGCTAAGAGTACTGTCTGAAACGAACACATGAACAAGAGATGAAGAATTCCAAGTGAAGATTGATTGTTGTGCTGAAGCAAGAACGTAGACACTTGTTGTGCCAGTGACTGAGAAGAATGTTGCCGATACAGTTCCAGTTAGACCTTCTACAGTTCCTGACACCCATGTAGCAAGACCTGACTGGTTGATCGTGAAATAACCAGTGTTCGATGATGACCAGCTGACTGCAGTAGTAATGTCTTTGGTACCAGTTGTATTGAGAGTCCAGTTCTTGAAAGTTCCTGAAGCATAGAACTGTTTTGTTGTCGAGGCAGACATAGGCCAATTTGCAGGAGAGATTGTGATGCTCTCTGCGCTTGTGCCAGTGAAAGCTGTTCCACCTCTTGGCGGTATGGAAGGAAAGTATGGCATGTTTATCCTAGTGCTATACCACGAGCTGCAAGTGATGTGCTTACTGCTGTGTATACTGCTGCGAAACTTGCAGAACTTGGAACAGTTCTCGTTATCATAACTTCGTGAATCTCTCCAGTGTAAGCAGTACCAGTAGAGTCTGGTCTAGTGCCTATTACAAGAGGTTGGTCTAAAGCTGGAGGCCAGGCAGATAATCCAGTAGTTGCTGTAAATGCTGTATTGAGTTGATAGTAGATTGAACTTCCAGAAAGTGTAGTGCTTCCGCTGATACCAAACATGTGAAGATACATTAGTCCTTGAGTACGAAGTAACGTGCTTGACAAAATGAAAGCTTGTCCGCTACTGAACATACGAGTGTCACCTGTGAATTCAAGATGAAACCAACCTTTGCTGCCTTCAGAACCACTTGCTGCGTAATAGTCTGAAACAATAGATTTGCCAGGTGCACCAGTATTAGTAACACCTTGTCTTACAAGAGCGTACACAGAGAAACATTCTCCAGCACTAGTATCGTAATCTCCTGCATCTCCACTAACTGCAGTTGTTCTTATATAACTCGTATCACTTGTACCAGTTAGATACGCGTACATGTTCCCCGATGCTGGAGCAATAGTAGGACTTCCAGTTATCTCCCAAGCAACTCCTTTTGTATCTTGCACAGTTCCCTGAGCGAAATACACGTGAGTTACTGTATTATCGTCTTCAGGCAAATGCCATGCAATAACTTGAGGAGCTTCCCATCCTTTCAAAAGGATGTCTCCAGCTTTTTCATAAGCATTCTGTGTGAAGTACAGCTCAGTCATTAGGCAGTAATCTCCGTGATGCTTCCTGAACCACCAGCAGAAACCCAGTATCCATTCAACTCACCAGCCCAACCGTATGGTGCTTCATAGTAACCACCAACACCTACGACAACT